ATCATCGCAGGGCACGGTCGCGTGCTGGCCGCTCGCAAGCTGGCCATGGCTTCAGTGCCGTGCCTGCGCCTCGGGCACCTGACGCCCGAGCAGGTTCGCGCCTACGTCATCGCGGACAACCGGATGGCCCTGAGCGCGGGGTGGGACGAGGATATGCTTCGGGCGGAGATTGCGGGGCTACAGGCGGACGGGTTCGACATCGGGCAGATCGGATTCACGGACGAGGAGATCATCGCGTTGCTCTCTCCTCCCTCCAACGAGGGACAGACCGATCCGGACGACGTTCCAGAACCGCAGGAGGAGGCGGTGTCTGTTCTCGGTGACGTGTGGATTCTTGGCGCACACCGGATTACATGCGGGGACGGAACTTCACCGGGCTGGATCAAATGCAAAACGCCAGGGTTGGCAGTGTTCGATCCACCATGGGACGCGGAATGCGCAAAATCACCGCCAGCAGTATCGGCCGCCTCAGCCATTGCGTTCACGGACTGCCAAAGAATTTCGGACGTTGTGGCGCTGATGGGTTCGCCTGCGTGGGTGTTTGTGTGGGACTGCGTCTCTTCGTGGTACACGCCGAACCGCCCGCTCAAGCGGGGCAAGTTGGCGCTATGGTACGGAGACTTGAAATCCTACAATCCGGAGGGAGCGCATTACGGGGAGCCGGGAGAGGCTAAAACCGTGACGAACACGCGGGGCACATACGCCTACAAACCGAACCCCAAAGGCAAACACCTGTCCGACGTTTTTCAGAGGCCAATCACGGCAGCGCACTCCAAAGGAGAAGAGGCGTCACACAGTCACTCCAAGCCGGTCGACTGGGTGCGCATGCTTTATGCAAATTGCAGCGAAGGGCCAATTGTTGATCCGTTTTCAGGATCCGGCACGTCAATCATTGTGGCTGAAATGTTAGGCAGATCCTGTGAGTCTTGCGAACTCTCACCGAACTACGTCGACGTTGCCGTGAAGCGCTGGCAGGCGTTCACAGGCAAGCAGGCAACGCTGGAGTCCACGGGTGAAACATTCGACGCCATCGCATCAAATCGCGCGAAATGAGCGAGCCTGTAATCAGCAAAGAGCAATCTGAGCAAATCACACGCGCTCGAATTGCGGCGACTCTGAGAAAGCTAAAGGACGGCAAAAGTCTCACGGCAGCGGAGCACAAGCTGATTGAGGAAAACAGCCAATCGGGAGACGAAACTGGAAGATCTACGTGGCCCGAGTGGTGCAGCTCCATGGCGCAGGCTGCCGCCGTCATGGGGATTCCGAAGGCGCGGCTTAAAAGCGCCAAGGAACGCGGAGCGGACGGGTTCGATCATTCCCGCGTGAACCCTCGGCGCGTTGCCGCCTGGATGGACGTGCAAGCCACCGCCATCTGGGAAGCGCCAGAAGAACCTGCCGACGAGACACCCAAACCCAAGCGCGACCTCAAGGGCGAGATCGACGACCTCGACGAGATGCTGCGCGAGGTTGACCGGCTGGCGTTGGCAGCATTCAAGGCCGGAGACCACTCCACAGGTCTCCAGCTTGCCAGCGAACGCGGAAGCCTCGCCAAGCAACGCAACGACGCCATGGTGCAACTCCGTCGTCAGGGGCGCACCGAGGACGACAGCATACCCCGCAGCGAGTTTGAGAGGCTTTGCCGTGGCCTTGCCATTAATGCGGCACACGGGTTGCAACGCATCACGGACGACGTGACGCGGAAGCTGAAAGGCGTCTCGGATCCTGTGGAGGTTCACAAGATCCTCACTGACGCGATGGTTGCTGGGCCGTTCCTGTCAGCGTTTGAACAGACGGCCGGCGGAGAGGTTGAGCACGGGCTTCCCGATTGGGCGGTGCGCGCTCTCAAGTCAGCGGTTGAAGGGATGACGGAATGAAACGCTGGGCCGGCACACTGACGCACGCGGAGCGGTTCATTGCCCTCGATGGCCGTCCATTCCGCCGCGAGGATTGGCCTATGATGATCGAGCCTGCCGATGCGCTCGACAACGGCATGGGCAAGACGACTATCCTCATGATGCCGCCGCAGCGCGGGAAGACGCTGCTCGCCCAGCTTCGGGTTCTGCGCAATCTGGCAATCGAGCCGAGGCGGCAACTCTGGTACAGCAAGACAGCGACCGATGCCCGCTCCGTCAGCGACACCAAGCTGAAGCCGCTCCTAGAGTCCACGCCATCGGTCCAGTGGACGCGTTACACAGACCCGGACAAGCGTGGGCGCAACATGATGTTCCGCTTTCACAACGCGCCTCTTGAGATGCTTTCTGCCGACGTCGTGGCCCATCGCAATTCCAGGTCCGCTCGAGAGATCGTGATGGATGAGGCGTGGCAGTACCAGCCCCGCGCCATCGCTGAAATCATGATGCGCGCCGACAGCTTCGACTTCCTGCGTCAGGCTGTGATTCCAACGACCGCGCCGGACAAGGGGCACGACCTCGATGTCCTGTGGGAAACCTCGACGCGTCACGACTGGCAAATGGTGTGCCCGCATTGCGGCGCCGTATTTGTCCCAGACTGGTCTGACCGGATCCTTGAATGGGACCGCATCACGGACGACGCTGGACGGTATCAGGTTGAGCCAAGCGCGCAGACATGCCGGATGATCCCGCCGTGCTGCCAGACTCCGATTTATTGGAGCCTTGAGATTCAGCGGAAGATGAACGACCGAGCGCGTGGGGCTGGATACATCCAACGGAACCCGTCGCCGAACCATTCCGTTGTTGGGTACAGGTTCAACTCACTTGCAACCGACGACTGGCGGCAAGTGTGCGCGTTGTGGCTACAGGCCCAGAACGCTTTGCGTAACGGTGATTCCGAGTTGCTGCGTGAGTTTATCATCAAGCGAGCGATGCAGCCTTACGACTCGTCGCGTCAGGCGCGGGTGATGGACAAGCCTATCGAGGTTGGGCCGTACGTCATCGGAGCGCCTTGGTCTGACGAAGCGATTGACGACAACGGCAACCCGTGGCGCTTCGCGACCATTGACGTTCAACGGAATCACTTCTGGGGAATCATCCGCTCTTGGTCTGCCGATGGGCGGTCTCGATTGGTTGCGCGTGCAAAGCTGCTGACGCGTCAGGAGGTGGCGCAGTTCTGCGTCGATCATGGCGTGTTACATGGCCAGTGGATGGAGGAGCGGCTTTCATTGGGTGAGCTTGTGCTGACCGCAGACTCCCGCGTGTTCCTCGATGCGAAGTACCACACGAGCGAGGTTCTGGAAATCTGCGCTCAATTCGGGTTCCATTGCGTCAACTCGTACAAGCGAAACGCGTTCAAGCATCAGGACGGAACTTGGCACATGCACGACGAGGGGCGGCTCCTAGACCCGTTCGCCGGCAAGAAGCACGACGGTTTACCTAAGCGTGTCCGGCAATGGTTCTTTGTCGCTGACGCTGCCAAGGACCGAATGGAAATCCTACGCTCAACCACAGGACCGGACGACCTACCCATGTGGACCGCCTCCGAGGATTGCGGCGATGAGTACAAGGCGCAGATGGCGGCCGAGGCAAAGGTGAAAGTCTTCGGCTCCGACAACGTGAGTTTCGAGTGGCGTTGGAAACGCATCCAGACGGACAACCATTACTTCGACTGCGAGACGATGCAGATTCTAGCCGCGACCATGGCCGGCTTCCTTAACGCCGAGGCCATCAATAAATAACTTGCATCCAGCGCACTCGGGTTAGGCTTCGTCCTAACTGATGGCGCAAACCGTTCAGCATGGCCCTTACTTCGGGTTCGCCGCTTCCGAGCTTGAGACAGAGCTTGAGCGGTACAAGGACGCCGTAAAGAAGGCCACGCATGGGCCGGGAGGGATTCAGTCTGCGTCTATCAATGGTCGCTCGTTCTCCTACGGTAACGGTCGTGGGTGGTCTTTGGAAGAGTGGCAAGCTGAGATCCAAGACGCCCAATCGCAGGTAGACAACTGCGTTGCAGCAACTTCAACCTCAACCGTTTACGCCGCACGATGAGCCGACGTGCCGCCAAACGGAATCGGGTTGTGATGGCCGCAGCAACGGCGGATTCGATGTCGCCTAGTGGTGGATCCTTTGGCGCGTCAACTGGCCTCTATCCAGACCCGCAGGAAGGCAACCAACGCGGTTGGCGTCCGACGCTAAACAAGGACGCGACCGAGTTCCTCAAGCAGCACCGGCACGCGGCGATGATTTCCGACGGCCGCTATATCTACAGCGGTTCCGGAATGGTCTCTGGAGCAATCCGCAAGCTGGCCAACTACGTCGTTGGAGCAGCGTGGGCACCGCTCTACATCGGCGCAAACGACCGCTTTCGGGAGTCCAGCAAGCCGCTTCTAACGCGTTGGGCCAACCTTTGCGACGTGCGCGGCGGCGTGTACGACTGGCGCATGGGCCTGCGTCTTGCCTCCTTGTGTATGGATCGGGACGGCGACGTGTTCGCCATCAAACGCATCACGCCGGAAGGATCCCCGCGCATCCAATGGTTAGAGGCGCACCGCGTGGGAAGCCCAACGCTTGGCTACTCTGGAATCCAGACGGTTCCGAGCACTCCGGAGACGGTCGGGTATGAAGGCCGGTTCACGTCCGCCGGCGTCATCATGGACGATGACATGCGACCGATTGGGTACAACATCCTGCCGCCGTCCGCAGAGCGTTACACCAATCACAAGTGGAACATCTATCCAGCTTCCGATGTCGTCCATTTCTTCGATCCAGAGTGGCATTCGCAGGCGCGCGGGATCCCTTCCGTTATCCGAGCCGTCTTGGATTGGTACGACTTGGGAGAAACCAGAGAGGCTGAAAAGATCGGCATTAAGGCGCGTTCCTCCATCGCTTACATCGAAAGAAACGAGAGCGGACGGGCGCCCGCTTCTGCCCTAGGTGGCGGCAATCGAAACGTCAGCACGGAGCCGCAGAGCCAGACCATTGCACGCGGTCTAATCCGCTACATCAAGGCGTCCGGCGAGATCACCAGCCTCGACAACAACAAGCCCGGCGAGGCGTGGCAGAACTTCATGGAGTACATCACCCGTGGCGCATTCGCTGGGATGGATCTTCCGTATGAGTTCGCTTGGGACGCCAGCAAGCTCAACGGGACAAGCGTGCGCTCCATGGTCGGACAGGTTCAGCGCGCCGTCGATAACCGCATCGCCGTCATGCACAAGCCGGCAATGGCGCTCCTTCAGTGGGCCGTAGCGGTCTACATGCGTCGCGGATACGTCCCGTTCGCGGATGATTGGTGGAACTGGGATTTCAGCACGCCGCCGAAGTTCAGCGTGGACATTGGGCGCGATTCACAGAACCGCCGCGAAGACTTCAACGTCGGAATCCGCACGCTTTCAGACATCGTTGGAG